ATAATGTGATAATTTTATTAAATCTAAATTCATAATTAAAATGTTATGTATACGCTTTCTGTATCTAAATCGTTAGTTGTATATTCACTATATGTAACAGGTTCAGCATCACTAGAAGCTTCTAAGTTCATTAATCCTGTATAAATAATTGTAAGTCCTGTAGGGTCTAAATTGCTATTATCAGTATTTTCATATATTGTAACATCATAAAAACCCAAAGGATAATCTGTGCTACCTAAAAATATAGTGCCTGTTGATAGGTTTTCTGCTGCCTGTGTAGCACAAACAAGAGTTAATAAAAATAAATACCTATTTTTAGAACCATAATGAGTGGGGGTTAAATAGGTTTTTGATTTTCCTGTAAGCTGACTTGTTACAGTTGTTAAAACAGGATTAGTCCCAATTGTCATTTCATCATACAAATTAAGATAGGTTGAATTTACTGTTGTAGATACATCATCTCTAATAAATTGAATCATTGCTCTATAAAGTATTTATTAAACTCTTTTGGTTTTTGTTCTTTTATTAGCTTTAAGTCATCTTGTGTAAATGAATGTAGAAACACACCTTCGTATTTACCCCTTAGTATTATCATCTTTCTTTATTTTCTTTTTAGGTTTATCTTCTACAAATAAAGCATTTCTAACACTTTCATTAAGTGATAGTATTTGTTTTTGTGTTAAATCATCTAAAGGTATTCTCATAGAATCAATGCTTTTACCTTCCCATTCTTTTTTAAGTTTATACGCCATAGTATTTTATTATAAATATAAAAGTTACTTAATTGTTTTTTTATAAACAAAAAAAGGCACAATAAGTGCCTTTAATTGATAAAGTAGAGTAACGATTAAGTTCCTACAGTAATAGTTAAGTCAGCAAAATCAGACAACCCATCAAACGGCCAATTGGTTTCAGCTGGTCCGTCAGTAGCTTTTATCTGAATTAAAGCATTATTTTCTTCAGCACCCCATTCTATTGTATATCCTGTTAAATCGCCTTTACCAGCACCTGTTACAACAGTACCACCACTAACGTGGCAGCCATTCACCATACCCAATAAAAAGACATTATCGTTAGAATCTTGAACAAAGATTTGGCTTCTTGAATATGCCATTAATCTAAGCTCATTAGTCATGTCGTGGTCTATCTTTTGTAGAGTTACAGATAATGCTTGTCCAAAAAATGTAGTTCCATTAGCATTGTCAGAATTTACAGTTACAGTCATACTAGATAAACTAGGTACTAAATCATATTTAAATACTATAGTTTTAGCTGCTGTTTGTGCCGACCAAGTTGAAAAACCTGCATCAGTCATTTCCGTAGTACTAATAGTAGCTACTTGCTCAATGTTATTGTTATATGCTTGACATATATAGATGGCTTTTAAGCCGCCGATACTATCCTTGCAGTCAATTAAACGTCCTCTTGTAATATCACAAGCCATAATTATTTTTTTTTAAAAAGTTAATAAAAGGGCAGTATATTGCAACTGCCCATTTAAAGTTTCTATTATCCGAATTTATATCCTACAACACCATCTGTAGCCATAGCAGTCTGAACACCTAATGCAAATTGCATTACTATTCTTACGTTATCCGAGCCATCGTATTCATAGGTAGGTATCAATTTCGCCTCTGTCCAATCTGTAGCGAGATTTGTTCCGTAGACTAGATTTTCAGGATAAGTGAAAACAATTGCCGCATCAAAAATTCCAGGACAAACATAAACAGGATAACCCATAAATGATAAAGTTCCTAAATCTTGATTAGTTCCTAACATATTAATACCTTGATTAGAACCAGCTATTGCTAATTGTTGTGCATACATACCGTAAGTTTTTTGATTAACATAAAACCCTGCTTTAGGTTTTGATAATAATCCTGGTACATTTGCAACTACATCATCATACACCTTTGCTAATTGTGCAATAGCTGTAGTATTAGATATTGTAGAAATTGCAGTTTGTGTAAAATCTTTACAAGCTGAAAGGTCTAATTGTGCTTGAGACCAAACAGCGGTTGTAGATAAAAACCCTGTAGAATTATTAGCAGTATCTAATTTTCCCTGCCATATTCCATTTTCAATTTGTTCACCTGTTTTTCCTGCTACTACTTGTAACAGAAAATCTGAAAAGGTGTTTGGTAGGTTTCCATTTCTATCCATACCTTGCCCCATCCAAGTCGGGAATACTGTGCCCCGGCAAACTTCCTCGTTAACTTTATAGTCGGTCAAAGTCAGCACTTGTTCAGATGTAGACAAACTTTCGCCATCTGAAAAATCGCAACCTGCCGGCACAATAGGAGAAGAAGATGCAATAGTATTGATTACCGCACTTTTAGTTAAACCATCTAATTGTCTGACATAGCCTTTTGCTATAGTATCAGGAGATTTGACTGCCGCAGTTACATAAGGCATTGCGTGAACACCTGCATAAGTATCACCCGCGATGCTTATATCAAACTCATACTTTTTTGATAATTGAATTTTATTTTTCATTTCACTTTTTATTTTAAATTATTTATGTAATAGGCTGCCCTATCTTGATTAGACATTTTTGTTAAGTCCATAGTTGAATTAAAATTAGAACCCTCAGGATTGTAATTAATACCTTCACTTGCAGGTTCGCCACTTAGTTCAACTATTTTACTTTTTAGATCTTCCATTTGTGTCATAAGCTCACTTATAATCTCAGCAGACATCTCTGTTTTATCTTCTTCATTTTTTGACAGTTCTTCAGTATCTTCTTCAGCTTTTTCACCAAATACTGCTTTTTCTAATTCAGCAACTCTGTCTTTGATTTCTTCAAATGTCTTTGCCCAATCAGTATCTTCTGCATCAGCTAATTCTTCTTTTACTTCTTCAGTAGTTTCTTCTGATAATTCTTCTTCAGCAGACGCTTCTTCTTTTGGTTCTTCAATATCTTCAGCTTCCTTTTCTTCGCCTAAGTCTAAAATTTCAGATGAATCACCGACTGTTAATTTGTTTCCATTTTCCATTGTGTAGTTTCCCGCTTCTAATGGTTCAGCTTCACCGTCATCACCAATAGCAAATACTTTAGATCCAATCATAAATTGATCATCTTCTGTAGCAAGTACACGACCGTCATCTAATTTCATTTCAGCATACATTTTGACGCTGTAAGTTTTTGGTTCATTTTTCATTTTTAAAAGATTTAAAATTTTTTCTAGTGTTCCCATAACATATATAAATATAAAAGGTTAATTGTTGTTTATTTCTTTGAGTATCTAACAGTTCTGTTTTTGATTGCTGCACATACTTTTGCTGCCGTTTCTTTATTGCCGTATTCTTTCATTTGATCTGCAATACATTGATCCCAAGAATACTTTAACATTGCTTTATTTTTAGCATAAGCAACATATTCTAATATCTTGTATTTACGCTTGTATTTACGTTTGCCTGTCTTCGTATATTGTTCTTCTTTCATTGTAGCTGAAGCATGGTCAACGCAGGGCATATATAATTTAACTCCGTCAACTGTATGGACGTGACTGCCTTTACAACCCTTAAACATTTCAGCATATAAATCAGCTTCTTCTTTTGTTCTAAATAAAGGTTCACCGTCTAAAGCCCCTACAGGATTTAATTCATTTTGTAAAATAATGTCTTTGATTTTTCCGAACATAACTTCATCAGGACAGTCTTCACATACTTCATCTAGTATATCTTTGTTCTTAGATGCTTCAATTAGCTTGTCAGTAAAATAACCTTCAATACTAAAACCTCGAACTTCTTTATTTTTGATCTTATCCCAAATCTCAGGATTGTTTTCTGCACTTACTTGGACAAACCAAGTTCCGATTGGCATATTCTTAAATCCGTACATATTAGATTTGTCATATTTATTGTTTTCTTTTATCCACGATTCTACGACTGTCAAACCCTGTATCGGTTCTGTATGTTCTAAAGTATGATTATTGTTGTTTAGACTTGACATAAATAGCTTCTGTGCTTGTTTAATAGTTTCTTTAGTAAAGAACACATCGTATTCTTCGTTTGTATCTTTGTCCAATCTTGGTATACGTTTCTCAGGCACTAGAACAGCACCGATTAATTGCTTTTGTTCTTCATCTATTTTTGCTAGACTTAGAAAGTCTTGATTAAAAAAGACGAAGTTTTCTTCGATCGCAGGAAACTTAACTACGCTGATTGCATCAACACCAAAGAAGTCTGCTGTTTCATCAATGATTAATTCGATTAATTTTTTCTTTTTATCCATAATACTAATAAATATAAAATTCTTAATTTTGTTTATAATGTAGCCTGTATGTCTAATTCTTCTTGCAATGCTTGTGCGTC